CTGTGCCCCGTATCCGATGTGTTCAAAATATATTTTACAGACTGGTTGATAAAATAGCTAATTTGGAGTATAATAAAATTAGCTAAAACAAGGAGGCGATGATATGATTACTGCAACCGCAACTGCAACCGAAATGCAGAACAATTTCGGAAGATATCTGAATCTTGTGATGTCCGGACAGGAAATCATCGTGACAAAGAATGGACGGGAAGTTGGCCGTTTCATTCCGAAAGATGCCGCTGTGTCTTACCTGACAGATTCCCTTACCGGAATTTTGAAAGAAGACTATGACTTGGATGAGGTCAAGGCAGAAAGCATGAGGGCAAAGTATGGTTCTGTTGATTGATACCAATATCGTGCTGGATGTTCTTCTGAACCGACCGGAATTTGTCAAAGCATCCTCAATGATTTGGAAGCTCTGCGAGACGGAACAGGCAAAGGGTTACATTTCCACATTGACCTATGCAAATATGATGTATGTCATGAGAAAGCAGCTGACTCCAGACCAGATTGAGGAAGTGTTTCGTAAGCTGAATCTGATTTTTGAATTTGCAGATTTTAGTCCGGCAGTTCTGGAAAGAGCTGTGAACATGAAATGGAAAGATTTCGAGGATGCCGTTCAAAGTGCAACTGCGGAATCTGTCCATGCCGACTATATTATCACAAGAAATCTGAAGGATTTCACCCAGAGCAAAGTCATGGCGTTTACGCCGACTGAACTTCTGGCAAGAATCTAAAACTATGATACCGCTCAAGCCGAGGTGTAGAAATACATCCCGGCTTTTTCTATGCCCATTTTTGCAGAGAGGAGGGGATGCCAATGGCTACCAGAGGCAGAAAACCAAAGCCGACCGCGATGAAAGAGCTGGAAGGCAATCCGGGCAAGCATCCGCTGAATACCAGCGAACCGAAGCCCAATAAGAAAGCACCGGCCTGTCCGAAATGGCTGGAACCGGAAGCAAAGAAAGAGTGGCGTAGACTGGCCAAGCAGATGGAAGCCATCGGCATCCTGACCGAAGTGGATATGGCTGCCTTTGCCGGTTACTGTCAGGCGTATGCCCGATGGAAAGAGGCCGAGGAGTTCATCACCCAGCACGGCACCATCGTCAAGACGCCGCCTGGTTATTGGCAGCAAGTGCCGCAGGTGTCCATCGCTCAGACCTATCTGAAGATTATGAACAAGTTCGCAGAGCAGTTCGGTCTGACCCCGTCCTCTCGAAGCCGGATCATTGCCTCGGACGGCGGACCTGCGGATGCAACTGATGAAATGGAGAATCTGCTGGGAGGTGGTAATTGATGGCAGAAACAAGACCTAAAAACTATCCGAAACTGAAAGATTACAAACCCAGCCGGTTCATGCTCCCGACCTGCCACTACGATGAAGCCAAGGCAGACCGGGCTGTGACTTTTATCGAGAACCTGCGCCATACCAAAGGCAAGTGGGCGGGGAAGCGGTTCTGGCTTCTGCCGTGGCAGGAGCAGATCATCCGGGATGTGTTTGGTATCGTGGATGAGCGCGGCAACCGTCAGTTCCGCACGGCGTATGTCGAAATCGGTAAGAAGAACGGTAAATCCGAGCTTGCCGCAGCGGTGGCTCTGTATCTGCTGTTTGCCGATAACGAACCTTCTGCTGAAGTGTATGGTGCTGCGGCAGACCGTCAGCAGGCATCCATCGTTTTTGATGTTGCTCATCAGATGGTGCAGATGACTCCGGCACTGCTGAAGCGGTGCAAGATCATGGCAGCCACCAAACGTATTGTGAACTATGGCAACGCGGGATTCTACCAAGTCCTGTCTGCTGAAGTTGGTACGAAGCACGGTTTGAATGTGTCCGGCCTCGTCTTGGATGAGGTACACGCCCAGCCAAACCGCAAGCTCTACGATGTCCTTACCAAAGGCTCTGGTGATGCCCGTGAGCAGCCGTTGTTCTTCCTGATCACCACGGCTGGTACGGATAAGGAGAGCATTTGCTACGAGCTGCACATGAAGGCACTTGATCTGCTGAACGGCCGTAAGATTGACCACACCTTTTACCCGGTGGTCTACGGTCTGACGGACGAGGATGACTGGCATGATGAAGCCAACTGGTATAAGGCAAATCCCTCATTAGGACAGACCATCCAGATCCAGCGTGTTCGGGATGCCTACCAGGAAGCCCTGGATAATCCGGCAGAGGAGAATGTGTTCAAGCAGCTTCGTCTGAATATGTGGGTGTCCTCGCTGACGAGATTTATCCCGGAGCACATCTACAATCTCGGCAATCAGCCAATCGATATGGAAGCTCTCAAAGGCCGCGACTGTTATGGCGGACTGGACTTGTCCAGCACCGGAGACATCACGGCTTTTGTGCTGATGTTCCCACCAAGAGTTCCAGAGGAAAAGTACATCATGCTTCCGTTCTTCTGGATTCCGGAGGACACCATTCCGTAGCGTGTGCGCAGGGCGTCTGTTCCGTATGATGTCTGGTATCAGCAGGGCTACCTGATGGCGACCGAGGGCAATGTCATCCACTATGGCTTCATCGAGAAAGTCATCGAGGAGCTGGGTAAGAACTATCACATTCTGGAGATTGCTTTTGACCGATGGGGAGCCGTGCAGATGCCCCAGAACCTTGAAGGAATGGGCTTCACGGTCGTGCCTTTCGGCCAGGGGTTCAAAGATATGAGTCCGCCCACCAAGGAGTTTTATAAGCTCCTGATGGAAGGGCGCATCATCCACGGCGGCAACCCGGTCATGGCATGGATGGCTGGCAACGTGGTCGTGGACACCGACCCGGCGGGTAATATCAAGCCGACGAAAAGTAAGAGTGCAGATAAGATTGATGGTGTAGTCGCTGCGATCATGGCACTGGACCGCTGCATCCGAAACGAAGGACAGCAGCAGGGAAGCGTTTACGATGAACGTGACATGATTGTTTTTTGATTTGAAGATTTGGAGGAAAACACAATGAAGTATCTGATGAGTGCAGAATGGTGGAAAGCAGCCGGCATCCGTGCGGTCAAGACCATGTGTCAGACCGGTGCAGCTCTGGTCGTGACCCAGCTCCCCGGTGGCAGTGTGGACTGGGTGGCAATCGGCAGTGCGGCTATTGTGGCCGGCGTTGCTTCCCTTGGTACCAGCCTTGCCGGTCTGCCGGAACTGGAGAAAGGGGATAATGCCTGATGGGATTCTGGGAATGGATGGGGTTTGAGAACCCAAGGGATTCTCCCAAAACAGAACAGCCGAAAGAAGGTCTGCCGCAGGTCACGGATAATGTCCGCGATTCCGGGCAGACCTTTGTGTTTGGCCGTTCCAATGCCGGGGAACAGGTGGACGAGAAAGCCGCCATGCAGATCCCGACCGTGTATGCCTGTGTCCGTCTGCTGGCAGAGTCCATTGCGGCACTGCCGCTGCATCTTTACCGGGTGACGGACGACAATGGCAACAAAGAAAAAGCACGGGATCATCCGCTGTACAAGATTCTGTACCGACAGCCCAACCCGGAAATGATATCTTTTGTCTTCTGGGAAACGCTTATGACCCATTTGCTGCTTTGGGGCAATGCCTACGCACAAATCGTTCGGGATGGCAAGAACACCGTGCTGGGGCTGTATCCACTACTGCCGGAAAACGTCGAAGTGGACCGTGACGAGAGCGGGGAACCCTACTATATCTACCACGCATATACGGATGAAGTTCCGGGAGAGCAGAACAAGGATATCTACTTTCGCCGAGACGAAATCTTCCACGTGCCGGGGCTTGGCTTTAATGGGTTGATTGGTTTTTCTCCAATCGCCATGATGAAGAACAGCCTCGGCACTTCCATTGCGGTGGACAAGTACGGCTCATCGTTTTTCAAGAATGGCGCACAGCCCAGCGGTGTGCTGGAACACCCCGGTGTCCTGAAAGACCCGAACCGTGTCCGGGACAACTGGGAGGCGGCTTATGGTGGCGCATCTAATGCGCATCGTGTGGCAGTGCTCGAAGAGGGCATGGCCTACAAGCCGATATCCCTGCCACCAGAGGACAGTCAGTTCTTGGAGACGAAGCAATTCTCGGTGACAGAGATCTGCCGCATCTTCCGTGTGCCTCCGCATCTGGTAGCGGATCTATCGAGAGCGACCTTTTCCAACATTGAATACCAGTCGCTGAACTTTGTGATGCACTCCCTGACCCCGTGGCTTGTCCGCATCGAGCAGGGCATCATCAAGGATCTGCTGCTGGAAGAGGAACAGGATACCTACTTCCCGAAGTTCAATGTGGATGGATTGCTCCGTGGTGATTACCAGAGCCGGATGAATGGCTATGCAACAGGTATCAGCAACGGATTCCTCTCACCGAATGATGTGCATCGGCTCGAAAACATGGACCTGATCCCGGCAGAAGAGGGCGGTGACGACTACTACCTGAACGGCGGCTATGTGAAGCTGAGGGATGCAGGTGTGGCGCAGCAGAATAAAGCTGCCGCAGTCCAGCAGAATCAGCCCAAAGAAATACAGCCTGACCCGGAAGAAGAACCTGACAGCGATAACCGGCTGAGTGAGAGTAAGCCTCAAAGAAAAGGAAGGAGAACCCGATGAAGAAATTCTGGAACTGGATCAAAAACAGTGACGACACTAGAATCCTCCGGCTGGAAGGTCCCATCGATGAGGAATCTTTCTGGGGCGATGAGATCACACCGCAGATGTTCCGGGATGAGCTGGAATCCGGCGAGGGAGATGTGACCGTCTGGATCAACTCTCCGGGTGGTAATGTGTTCGTTGCTGCCGAGATCTATACCATGCTCAGGGACTACAAGGGCAGCATCACGGTCAAGATCGATGCGATCGCGGCTTCGGCGGCATCCGTTGTGGCAATGGCCGGTGACAAGGTGCAGATGAGTCCTGTTGCCATGCTGATGATCCATGACCCCAGCACTGTTGCGATGGGCAACACCAAAGATATGGAGAAGGCCATCGAGGTGCTGAACGAAGTCAAGGAGAGCATCATCAATGCCTACGCTGCAAAGAGTGGCCTGACCCATGCCCGCATCGCCAACCTTATGAGCAATGAGACGTGGATGAATGCGAAGAAGGCGATGGAGCTGGGCTTTGCAAACGAAATCCTCTTTGCAAAGAAAGAGGAAGAGCCGGAGGAAAACCCGGCAGACCCGGATGATCCGGAAGAGAACCCCGGCAGTGAACCGGGCGAGGGCGAAGAAAAGAAGCCGTTCCAGAAGGATACGGCAGGGCACCTTTTCTCCAGCCGTCAGATGGATTTAATCGTCCTGAACCGTCTGGGTGTGAAACCGGAAGACGTCAGTCCGAAACACACCGAGCCGAAAAAGCCGCCTGCTGACCCTGAACCGTCCGCAGAGCCGACCTCTCCGGCAGAACCGCCTGCCAATCCCAACCCTATCCTTGATATGGACGGCAAGACCGAGGATGGCAGTATTCCCTACAATATCCTGATGAAGCAGCTTGAGTGCATGAAGTGATGTGCGTTCAGGCTGTTTTTCATATTATAGGGTGCGCCCAGCTAAGGGCTTGAAATTTAGTGGGTGAGAGTCCCACGGTGTAAGGTACAAGCTATACCGCATCAAGCGAGTCTTGGGTGGACAGCAGCGATGTTGCCTGCTAAGCGTAGACAGCGGGATTGCAGGGCATAGCCGTATATAGCTTCGATATTAAAATGAAATTGGGAAGGCAGAAGTGCTCCTATACACTGAAAGCAACACAGCTGTAGTCGTTAAGAGCGAGAATGCAGCTGCTTCCCCGGGGTTTTAAGGCTGGTCATGTAATCAAGGATTTTAAGTCAACTGGGGAGGTCTGCCAGGCTCCGGGCAGGTTGCGTAAGCCCGGTATACGGAACAACGGTAGAAAGGAGAACCGTAAATGGCCGGCAGAAGTCGGATGGCCGAATAGTACACAGCAAAAAAAAGCGGTGGAAGTCGAGAGAGACCTGTCCTCGCAGGTCAGCCATGCAAAGTCATATCAAAGAGGAAACATAATCTGTACGCAGAGACAGGAGAAATTATGGAAACGAAATTGGCGAGAATATCACAGTTGTCAAGCGAACATCCGGAAATGGTATTTACGTCCATAGGGCATCTGATTAATAAAGAGTTACTGAAAGAATGCCACAAGGAGATGGATGGAAAGAAAGCGGTAGGAATTGATGGAATTACCAAAGAGGACTACGAAGTAAATTTGGAAGAAAACTTAGATGAATTAATCAGGAAAATGAAGAAGAAGGCATACAAGCCCAAACCGGCAAAACGGGTGGAAATACCAAAAGAAAATGGAAAGACCCGCCCGCTCAGTATATCCTGCTATGAGGATAAGTTAGTACAGGAAGCGCTAAGGCGAATACTGGAAGCAGTGTTCGAGCCCCATTTCTACGAAGAAATGATGGGATTCCGCCCAGGAAGGAACTGCCACATGGCATTAAGGAGACTGAATGGGATGCTGGAAAGGGAAAAGACGAATTGGGTGCTGGACGCAGACATTAAAGGGTTTTTCGACCATTTAGACCATGAATGGATAGTAAAGTTCATAGAATCGCGGATAAAAGACCCGACCATTATCAGACTGGTAAGACGGATGCTGAAAGCGGGAATCATGAGAGATTTCAGATATGAGGAGACAGAAGAAGGGGCAGGCCAAGGCTCGGACTGCTCCCCGGTCATAGCCAATATATATATGCACTATGTGCTGATATGGTGGTTCAGGGAGAAAGTACAGCCAGTGATGAGAGGATATGCGGGGCTGGTAGTCTATGCGGATGATTTTGTGGGATGCTTCCAATATAAATCAGATGCAGAAATATTTTATGAACACTTAAAGCGCAGAATGAAGTACTTTGGACTAGAATTGGAGGAAAGCAAGACAAGGTTGATTGAATTTGGCCGATTCGCAGAAAGTAACCGGAAAGACCGGGGAAAAGGGAGGCCGGAGACGTTCACATTCCTGGGATTCACGCATTACTGTTCGCATGGCAGGACGGGAAAGTTCAGAGTAAAGAGGAAAACCAGTAAGAAAAAGCTTGCAAAGAAAAGCAGGGAAATAAACGCCATGATAAGAGACATGAGGTTTCTGGAGATAAACAGGATAGTAAAGAAACTAAATGAAGTACTGACTGGTTATTATCATTATTACGGAATTACTGACAATTCAAGAAGCCTGAACTCATTCAATAATGTGGTATGGTTTAGGTTATTCTACTGGCTGAACAGAAGAAGTCAGAGAAGGAGCTATACGAAGGAAGGATATAAGGAACTAATGAGACAGTTCCCGCTTGTGCGGCCACGTATTTATGTCAGTATATACGGATAACTGTAGATGTATTAGCTTTGCAGGGAGCCGGATGCGGGAAAGCTGCATGTCCGGTTCTGAGAGGGGTAAGCCCTGTAAGGGGCTTACCTACTTACCAAAGTCCTTGCTGAAATAAAGTTATGTAAACTAATGATTCTGCCAAAGGAGGGTATAGAAAACAGACGGTGATTTAGAACAGGTCGATATAGAACCCTTCTTCCCATCCATCATCGTCGAGGTCGTCATCTTCAGTTAAAAAGTAATGCATATCCAATAAATCAGAATCGGTCATATTTCTGACCAGTTTGGGTGTCATTCCTTCTGGAGGATTTTTGATGTATTTTTGTCTGAGTTCATCCACATATCTTTGATTCATTTGCAACTGCCTCCCATCTGTAATAAATGTAGTATGAAGCAGATGGGAGAGAAAGTCAAGCAGAGCGGGACCGGGGATAAAGGCCATGCCTTATCCTTGTCCTTTTGTATAATTCATCCAGAGGAACCCGTTCATGTTTATGGTACAGCTCTAGAAAGACCATTTCATGTCTGCAGTTTGGGCATTGCAGGGGGTCGTACCCCATGGTAAGAAGGAAAAGCTTACGCCAGGTGTTGAAATCGAGGAGAATCCTGTGTTTGGATTTTGGGACTGCTTTATGGAGCTGATTGTCAATCTCCCGGTGTCTGGCATAAAGCCCATAGTACCGGGTCATCTTGAAGTTTTTTTCAGGTATATGCAGAATGAGCAGCTTAATGAAATCAATGGCGGGAAGAGTCTTTTTTACAAAAGAGTTGTCTTCATGCTTATTGTAATGGAAAGTCACCATCTCCCCATCGTAGGAATCAATCCTGGAAAGAGCAATGACAGGGCGGCCAAGATAACGGCTGACATATTTAATAATGGATTTTGGGTCGCAAAGATTGGGCTTGGCATAAACGTAGAATCCATTTCTGTCCCTATGGTAAACGGCGGCTTTCATCTTTTTAAAAGAGGGACCGATGCGTTTTTCCAGTTTATTTAACAAAACAGTCTGAAAGGATTTACGGAGGTAGGAATAATTGAAATATGTGACCTTGCGCCAGACACCATCATCAGAAAACCCGCCTTCGGTAAGGAGACAGTGGATGTGTGGATTCCAACCGAGAGGGCGACCGAAGGTATGAAGGACACAGATAAACCCAGGGACAAAGTTTTTGGATTTGTTCAGGGAGAAAAAATATTCTTTGATGACATCAGAAACAGCCTCGAAAAGGCAGTTAAGCAGAGTGCGGTCTTCGAGGAAAAAGCGGCGGAGGGATTCGTCAATGGTGAAGACGAGATGGCGATGGGTACACTGTATTAATTTAAAAGACATAGCGGTAGACCTGTCATTGGAATACTTAGCGCCGCAGGAGGGGCAAAACTTGGAGTGGCAGCGGAAAGGAACGAACTTGAGGTTACCGCAATGGGGACAGCCATACATGGCGCCACCATAAGAAGGATCCCCGCAGTTAATGACCTTATCAATGTTTTCCATGACGACAGGTCTGGGTTTTATATCGTATTCAATGATTTCGTAATAGTCTCTGAGCATCTTCTGAATCACATTCATGAGATTATTATGGAATAAAATGACGCAAAAAACAAGCCCTAATTCCCCTCATGAATGAGGGGCTAGGGGAGTTGAGGTGCCGAAGGCACTTTCTTGTGCTCAAAAAAGTGGGTATGTAGCGACATAACGCAATAAGTGAGCTTTATACGCCACTGTCGAGCAACTTCGCCGCAGTATGTTGAGTCCAGGAATTACGATAGTAAGAAAAATTTCTTCGATGAGCTGTGGTGAATCCGGCCCTATGAGCTTCTCTTTTGAGATATCAAAAGGTTTTCCGGGAAGGACAATAACTTCCATTTCCTTGCTGTCCAGGTTCGCTTCCAGGATATCCTCTTTTTTCACTTTGGCTCGGATGATTCTTGCATGGTTATGGTCACCGTGGCGGCAGGCAAAGAAAAACGCGGCGTTACCGTCGTGTGAGGAACATAGCAAGTAGATTTTGGAAGTTCGGGATGAGAAAAATAGGGAGAGAAATTGTGTAAATTATGGAAAGTGTGAGCTGGGATATGAGGGATATTTCTTAAAAAATGACTTGCTATTATCTTCTGTTAGAGCGAAAATGTGATTACCGAAAAAGATAATCACAATGAGGAAAGCAGGAAATCGCAATGAAGAGAAAGAAATTAACGGGATTTTTAGAAAAGGCCGCAAAGGAATATGAAGAGAGCTTTGCAGCAGATATGCTGGGATATTGGTATTCTAGGCATTGCCTGGGAGAGTCAGTTGACCGTAAGCTGATATTGGAAGAAGCAAAAGAGGAATGCGGCTTAGTCAGGGACGTGGAATTGGAGCCGTTCACAGTTGTTTTAGAGACAGAGGGCGGAGACCTGAGAATCCGTTACCGCAGTACGGGAGCAGCAATTGGCTATACTTATATGAAAGGATAAAAGGAGTACGCAGCCATTTCAAAATTTTTTGTGAACTCCCCTCCGGCAGCCTTGCAATCTGCTTGCTTTGATGGTAAGATGAGAGTGGAGGAGAGGAGCATTTTGCAAAGCTCCAGTTTTCCCGGATAAGGGGAGCATCCTTTTAAGATGATGATAGAATGGAGGCGGTTGCCGACATGGATTATACAGTGGCAGATAATGAACTGGAAGCACGATATGAGAGATATAAGGGTGTGCTGAAGAACCTCACCCTTATGAGCGATGTGTTCATGCGAAATGTATTTAAAAAGCGTGAATGCACAGAATATGTCCTACAGGTCATTATGGGTGAGAAAGACTTGAAAGTTCTAAACCAGGTCATCCAAATGGATTATAAGAACTTGCAGGGACGCTCAGCTATCCTTGACTGCGTGGTACGGGACGCGGACGGGAGACAGTTTGATGTTGAAATTCAACAGGATAATGAAGGCGCCTCTCCTAAAAGAGCCAGATACCACAGCGGTTTGATGGACATGAACACCTTAAATGCCGGACAGGATTTCGATGAGCTGCCAGAAGCCCATGTGATTTTCATTACGAGGGACGATGCGCTGGGATATGGTCTTCCGATTTATCATATCGGAAGAAAAATCGAAGAGGTCGGAGAGGCTTTTAAGGATGAGGCGTATATATATATGTGAACTCCAGCAGACAGGATGACACAGAACTAGGGCGTCTAATGCATGATTTTTATTGTAAGGACGCATCGGATATCCACAGTGAAATCCTGGCAAAGCGTGTGTATGAATTGAAGGAGACTCAGGAAGGAGTTGATATTATGTGCCGTGAGATGGATCAGATTTACAAAGAAGGCGCAAAACTTGGCGAAGAGCGTGGCAGAGTTCAGGGGATTGCTGAAGGTTTGGCTGCCGGTGAGATGAAAGCAAAGCGTGAGGCCGCATATGAGCTCCGTGACGAGGATCATTTTAGCGATGAGAAGATTGCGAAACGCTTGAAGATCAGCTTGGAAATCGTTCAGAAATGGTTTGCTGAACGTGCTGCTCTGGCAAAATAAGAATTTTAGCCCTCTGTGGGGAATGCAAGGTCTAGGTGTGACCTACTCTTCTCACAGAGGGCTGTTTTTTATATTTTGAAACTGCGGTAAAGTCAGAGATCTATCCCCTCGCCGTTAATCTCTACGATATCATCAAAAGCAATTGCCGCCGGCAGCACCTTGCCCCATTCTTTCTTTTCGCCGGTCATAATCCGCAGTTCTTGGCTGACTGTGTCAATGCGGTCAATTGTGCCGGAGAGTTCCTTATAGTATCCGCTCTCATCACCCTTGAAGTAACGAATGCGTACAAACATTCCTTTTCGGAGCTGCTGTAGATTGTCCGATAGTATTTCCTTTTCCCCATCTGACATTTCAATCCTATCAACCTTGAGCTTTTCCATACCTTCAGCAGAAATCTCATCCTCGTAGCCGCGCAGAGCCGCAAATGGGCTAAATATCTTTGCCCTGTTCTCCAGCGTCATCCGCGGCTTGAGTGGTTCTGGCCGGGAGAGCGGGAGAAGGTCAGCGTATTTTTGCCGGACTGCTTTTCCTTCCGGTGTGTTTTTATAATCTATCATAGCCGCCTCCGTTTCCAGGAAGCGGTAAAACAGAAGATTGAGAATGAAGCCGCCATCGCAAAGGCGGAAGCCGATAAGCAGGTAGCGATCACGAATGCCCAGGCGGAAGCGGAAAAGACCGCCATCAAAGCGGAAGCGCAGGCCGAGGCGAACCGGAAGATCGCAGAGAGTTTGTCGGAAGAGTTGATTGAGTACCAGAAGGTTCAGAAGTGGGACGGCAAGCTGCCCACGGTGACTGGCGGGAATGCGTTGGTCGGGATTGATTTGGATGAGTAAGCGGTAGCACAGGAAAATACACAACCGGGGCGGGGAAACCTGCCCCCTTACATGATTGGAGGATTTTATTATGGCAGTAACGAAAAAGATTGAAATTGATGGGAAGGAAGTAGAGTTCCGCGCATCTGCGGCAGTGCCGCGTCTGTACCGTCTGAAATTCGGCCGGGATATCTATAAGGATTTGCGTATGCTGGAGAAAAGCGTGGGGGAAAACGATGAGGATGATTCCAGCCTTGATTTGTTCAGCCTGGAAATGTTCGAGAATATCGCTTTTATTATGGCGAAGCACGCTTCTCCCAGTACCGTCCCGTCTGAGCCGGATGAGTGGCTGGAGGAATTCAACACGTTCTCCATTTACCAGATCCTTCCGCAGCTGATTGACCTGTGGGGACTGAACGTGCAGACGCAGGTGGCGGCAAGAAAAGACCTCGCAGAAGTGAGCGGGAAATGACCACGCCGCTGTTTTTGCTGCGGTGTGTGCAGTTAGGTCTCAGCATCCGGGATCTTGACCTGCTCACGATAGGTTTGGTGAACGATATGTTCACGGAGAGCCAGAATGATGATTATCCGTACAAACAGCTGGCCTCGCAACACGACATGGACGTTTTTTAAGCATAACCCCCGCTCAGTTTGATGGCTGGGCGGGGAAGCGTGCTTATTCTTCCTCAAAAAGCTGAAGAAATTCCTCTGGTGAGTACAGGGTTACTCCAAAGGTCAAGAAATCTTTTTTATTCCGTGTGACAATGCCGTCGCATTTGTTGGACTTGGCGCAGGTAGCCATAAGGCAGTCCTCAAAATCCTTTGCCTTGACCTGGAAAGCAGTTAGGACATCTTCGTTTGTCACAGTAAGGATTCGGACAATGTTTAGGATGGAACTGATTATTTTGTAGGTATCCTCGGTGCTGCCAAGAGCCTTACGGGTAATATAGAAAATATCCGTGACAGCAGAAGCAGACACAAAACCCTGTACTGTCCGGTCTTCGCATTTGTCCAGGACAGCTTTTGAATTATCATAGAAACCATCCCTTTGGATGAGGACATCCAACAGGATATTTGTGTCAATCATCAATCTCATATTTGGAAAGTCTCTCCTCTCTGAGGCAATGCCGGTCGAGGTTTGCGGGGACTTTTCCCGCAAGAACACCGGAAATGGAATCGACAGCGGAAACATTTGGATTGATGAGTTTCGCAACTGTTTTCCCATTTTTCGTGACCCAGATATCCTCGGTCAGAACGAGTTCAAGATATTTGCCTAGGTTCAATTTGAATTCAGTAGCGGTAACTTGCATGGGATCAACTCCTTTCTTTTCTATATTATAATCGAAGCCAAATAGAAAAGCAAGAGAAATCGAACGAAATTTAAGAGTAAAACAGAAGAAAATGATTAAAATTTGATGTCTGTCCTGAACCGGATGGGCTTTTTCTATGCCAGCGCAAAGGAGGTGCCCGAAAGAGGGCTTCACGAATCCAGGGAATTACCGTTGAGATCGGCGGCGATACCACAAAACTATCGACTGCCTTATTCGGCGTCAATAAAGAAATCAAGGGCACCCAGACCCAGCTGAAGGATGTGGAGAAGCTTTTAAAGCTTGACCCGACCAACGTGACGCTCCTTGCGCAGAAGCAGAAGCTGCTGACGCAGGAGATCGAGGCTACGGGAGTGCTGGCGGCGGGAGTGAAGAAGGAACTCTCCAGCGAGGTTGGCTTCCGTGGGATTGCAAAGAAGGTGTGTATCTTCGTGCTGGTAGGCGAAAAGCGATTTATAATCAATACAGAGAAAGTATCCGAGATATTGTAAAGACGTTATGCGGATACAAGGGAGTGGAAATCATAGAGGGTCACTTAATGCCAGATCATATCCATATGCTGGTA